GTTATGAAGATAGTGGAAACAATTAAGATAGTTGCTGAGCTTGTTTACCCTGCGGCAATAGGTTTGGCAATGGGGTTTGTGTTTGCTTGGTTGTTGTGGTTTCGTGAGTATCAAATAGGGCAATCGAGTCCCGTGCGGATGAACATTCTTATAATCGCGATTAGAAAATGGTGAATTAAATGAGCTTACCTGATAACGAGCTATCGCCTGTCCCAGTCCCAGGTGACTGGGTGGGCGCGGCAGGACTCCCCGGCGGACGAGTGATCAGCTATCGCGACGGGGGGCTTGCCCTTCAAGATCCGTCGCAGGGGATTACCGGGCAGGTGTGGCGAGCTAGGATTCTCAACAATACTCAGATATTGCTGTCAGCTCCCAATTACCTCGAGCAGGTTCTACAAGAGGGGACGGCTATAACCGATATATCAATCGCGTTTGACCAAAATATGAACCTGCATTATTGTTGGGTAGATCAGGGAACAACTCGGCTGAGATGGTACGACACGACAATCGGCGAGATGACAACGACTAGCTTTGGAACTGGGATTGTTACGCCGAAGTTGGACATGGACGATAAGCGCGATTTTAACACTGCTGGTTCTGATATTATATTCGCGTATGTTCGTTCTGGCGCATTGTATTATCGTCAGCAGCGCGACAGATTCGAGACAGAGCGTCTCCTGGATTCTGGCCCGTGGGTTGGACTTGAGCGTATCGGAATGGGGACAGGGTATAGAATGCAATTTGAATGTATCCCGTTTGAATCGGAGTAATTATGGAATGGCCGACACAACTGCCGCCGATGAATATTGGATCAATGTATGAGCCGGTTGATCCGCAGATTAGAACGAACATGCAAAGCGGCCGGACGTTCGTCCGCAGAAACTTTACCGGCGTCCCCGAAAACTTTAAAGCGACGTGGATTTTTAACGACGAACAAGCTGCGATTTTTGAAGACTTTTATTGGAACGTAACAGACGCGGGGACAAAATGGTTTAACATGCCCGTCATATTGCCGCAAACCAAGATCACCCGACAGGTGCAATTCCAAGGCCCGTTCACTCGTAGACAGATGAACGGCGGAACCGGCTGCAACAATTGGGAATACAGCGCCGATATGCAGCATTTTTTGAGGTATGGAGTTAATGATAATCCAGACGATTAATGATGCTCTTTCAAAACTCCCGAAGGGGATGGATACGTCTGCCGCCCGCGTCATGCTGTACGCAATTGGGCTACAGGAAAGCGGATTCAGAACGCGAAGACAATACAACAACGGCCCTGCCGCTGGGTTGTGGCAGTTTGAAAAAGAGGGGGGCGTTAATGGAGTTTTGCGTCATCACTCCACCGCAGATATTGCCGCCAGTTTTTGCATGTTGCGAGGCGTAACGCCCGATATTTTTTCGGTGTGGGATGCTCTACAATCCGATGACGTACTGGCCGCTGGCTTTGCCAGACTTCTGTTGTGGACTGACCCTAAACCGCTGCCGGACGTGGGATATGCTGAGGGCGCTTGGCAGTATTATTTACGATGCTGGCGACCTGGATATCCGCGTCGGCGCGACTGGGACGATAATTACGGTGATGCATTATGTTTAACCAGATCGGGCCTCTAATTCTGATTTTAATCTGCTTTTCGGCGGGGCTATGGGTTCATTCTTTGATCGATAAATCGAAAGAAATTGAGCGGCAAAAAGCCCACTCCCAACAAATTGAGTCACTGCTCAAAACGGAGCGAGAATTGAATGAACAAATCGAAACAATACAGCGATCCGCTGCCGTTTCTGAATTGGATTTTGCAGGCCGTCTTTCTGATTCTCGTGCTGAGTCTATCCGGTTGCGCCAGACCATCCTCGATATATCAGCCGACTTATCCGAATACCCCGCCGCTTCCCCAGAGTGCGAAAGTCCCGCCAATGCCGCCAGATTGCAATCCAACATGCTGGCAGAGTTATCAGAGCTGGCAGAAGCAAGCGCAGCAGACTCTGACAGAGTTAGACTAGCGCTACACACATGCAACGCGGCCTATGAGTCGCTACGGGGAGAGAATGAAATCAAACACCGGTGACCTGGTCGCCATCATCGCGGCCATGCTGGCCGGTGTCACTCTGAATATGGATGCAGCGATAGGCGCTACGTTCGGTATGGCGTTTTTTCTGCTGTCCAACGGTCACCACCCATTTCCCCGCAGGATCGGCTATGCGTCCGTTTCCGCCTGCGTAGGATACGCTTCTGGCATTGCAGCAGGAGCGCCGTGGTCGATGCTTGCGAGCGCTACATGCGCCGCTGTGGCGGTTGTTTCTCTTGCGTCGCTGGCTGACGCCATTAAACGCAACGGGCTGGCGGCAATTCTTGAAATATGGAGAAGCCGAAAATGATTCTCGCTACAATACAACTCGCCGCGATATTGATGACCGCGTGGCACCTAGTCATGTTTGACGTGTCTGGGTGCCGGTATCGTATATTCGTGTCTCTACTAGCGAGTGTGTGGGCCGGAGTGTGCCTGTCTCTATCCGTCGCTATGATTCTGAACTGGCCAGAAGCGATAGAGCGTAGCAGTGTTGTATACTCCGCTCTAGCTGGCGCGTCATGGGGTGCAGCGGCGGGCTGCGGTGGCAACGTGGCCCAGCTGCTGAGATGGGTTAGAGTGATACGAGACGACTGACGTACTCATGCTCGTCATTTCCTATTCCTCGCCGCGCATTCACCGGCTAACGCAAAATAAGCCGCTCCGTCTTCATAGTTATCTGCTCTGAATGCGCCCTGTTGCGTCCTGACTGACTTTAATAGAGACATAAATAGCCAGCCTTGCTCTTCTGTCATGCTGACCCCTGTAACCGCTTTAAACGCCTCGACAGTATTACTCATGCTGCGCTCGCCTTGAGGTCTGTCGTATGTATCTGCGCGGTCTCTCATGTGCTGTATTGCTGCATTCAAAAACGACTCAGCATTGTTCTGATTGTATAGTCCGCCCACAATAATATCGTCTTTCATTTTTATTCGCTCCTAACATGATTTTAACTCTGCTCGATACAGATACGGCCTGAATTATTGTAATATCCGATACAGCTTTGAACTGCTGTTCAGTGATCATGCCAGTTTTTTACGCTAACCTCAGCCGAATAAAAAGTCAAAAAAAGTTGTTTTTTTTCTTGCAATACTCCCAAATTGGAGTATTATGTTTATCAAGAGTTAGGGAATAAGCCCTCTCTTGATAAAGGTGAACATTATGAAATTTCAAGTTACAGCAATTCAGTTTTGGGACCGCTCTTTTGAGGCGCTTAATGCAGAAGGCGATCAAGAGACTGTTAAAGAGTATTCGGCAAACATAATTATAAACGACGAGTTTTTGATCGAGGTGTCTGGCAATGATGAGTATTCAGTTCGCGCTCAGCTTGCAGATCCTGAGCAAAATGACTTCTGTATTAAGCGTGAGTCTCAGCGTGAGGCGGAGCGTTACGATATAGACGAGATCATCGACCAGATAGAGGCAGATGGGTTTGAAAACAACTTTTACTATCTCGAAGAGAACGGGGAGCTGATGCAATAAAGTAAAAAGCCCCGGCTGGTGAGAGCCGGGGCTTTCTGCCTATTCGGCAGTGAACATTATCTAAGCTGCCTGTTTGGCAGTTAGTCTCAAGAGTATATGAAGCCATGCACAAGCTGTCAAACTACAAAAACCTGATAGACTGGGCGCTAAATGCCCACAGAAACTTTGAGGCTGAGGTTTCCCTGGCCGAAAGAAAAGATGAAATTCTGAGGGAGCTTAACCGAGGGCTTGGAACCGGTTATAAGCGCCAGCATATTGACAACTGGCTTTCGGGGAGAAAAGACACGCCGAAAAGGGTCAGAGAACTGTTGATTGACGAACTTCTGGAGTCGGAAGTTCAGTATGATTTTCCGGAGCTTGGGCGGGAGCTTCGGCGGATTCTTAAAACCTGATTTTGTTCATAATATACAGTCTCATTATCGCTGTAAGTTATTGATTTTTATGGGTCTTAATGCTTATTTAAATTATGAAAATAAGCATTAAGCCATTGATTTTTATACTATTTATGCCTGATCGGCACCGATCGTCACTTATGTGCTCATGTCTTCTCCTCCAAATACTCTAGTTTCCACTTCGGGTGGTGTGGTAAAGCCAGTCCTTCGCCGTCTATCATCACTAGCACAAAGCCGTCCTTTGCGCCGGTGATCGTCCCTCTCTTGGGGCCGCGAGTAGAGTGATAAATTACCCTTCCGCCCACGCGGGCAGGCACTTTGTATTGTTCGCGGATGTCTTTAATGCTCATGCCTGCGCCTCCCGCTGCTTAATCAACTGGTCGATGTTCTTCTGGTGTACTTTGAATTCGATCACCCAGACGTATGGGTTTTTGTCCCAGTCACCTGGGTAGATGGTTTGCCATGTCTTCTGGAACCATGCTTGTGCGTTTCCATATCCTGCTGCGATGTCTCGCCCGCTGGAAAATTCAGACGGGTTCTTGTATGGGAAGCCCTCGGCTACAGCGTCTTCCCCGCTAATATCTCGCAAGCGCTCCACGCGAACGCCAGTAATTTCCAGAGTCAGGCGGCTGGCCCAGCGAGGCAGAGCCTTTGCTTTTCCCCACGAGACGGGGCGTCCCGGCTTACCATTGCAGTCGTAGCAAAACACTGCGTCAGGGTCGTCGGCTCGATACACGAGCCGCTTATGTCGTGTCCCGCCAAGATTCCTGACCTGTTCGCCTGCCGCTTCCTGTACCCAAATCAGGGAGCCAATCGGGCCGTAGGGGCACGGATACCAGTAGTCCCCTCCGTCTACCAAATCCTCTCCCCAAGGCCACATTGTCCCATCATCGCGCTCTACGATGAGGGCATAATCGGCCTCGATCATTCGCCTTGTTTGCGTTTTGTTCCCCGCCAGCAGGGCGCGGATCATCTCTGTGTTGAATGCGATTGACTTCATTTTTCGCCCTCCTTCCCGGTCAGTAGGTAGTCGGCATCCCGCTCGACCATATTGCGGTCGTGCGCAACATGGTCAGAATTCGGAGCAGGAAATAGATCAATGATATCAAACGCTCCGTCGTCAATCTGAGTGTCGTGATCATATACACGGGTTAGTATGTCCATGACCATTCCGAGCACGTCCTCGGGATGGTCAGTATTGGGCGCGGTTTTCGGTGCGCTATCCGCTAATTCCCAAGCTTGTAGCGCAAGCTCTTCCAGGCGGGCAGACAGTTTTTCACTGTCCTGGTGTTCGCACCCCAGATTGTGGATTTGATTGCCTAACTCGCTGATCATCCGCGCCAGCGAGTCGTCATCAAGAATCTCCGTTTGCACTCGCAAATTTCCGGATTGCAAACTTTCAACCAGCTCCATCACTGTGTCGCCGTCGGCAGTGCGAAGGGCGGTGACGAACTCTTCTGCTGTTACGCCGCAGGCTTTTTGATTCAGCAGGGCGTTGATGAATTCTTTTGTGTTCATTGTTGTTAATCCTGATCGTTGAAAAAGTTTAACAGGCGCTTTAGTGCCGGTTACGCTGTCCGGCTCCGGGGTCACGGTGGCCACTATCTAGCCCGGACGATTTGTTTATTCAGAACGGAATATCATCGTCGAAGTTGTCAAAGCCTTGAGCGTTATTCGGTGTCGAAGATCGTCCTCCGCTCGCCTGCGCGTATGCTCTTGCTTGCTGATCGGGTTGAGCTGTCGGGCGCTGTTGCACTGGCTGGCCCTGATGATATTGATGCGGCTGTGCCGGTGGCTGGTTCTGGGCCTGCTGGTAGCCAGACTGAGGTGCTGCCTGGGAGTAGCTGTCATGGCCACCCTGATTCATGCCACCGCCCATGTTGTCGCCACGGGAATCCAGCATCTGCATCTCGTTGGCCACAATCTCAGTGGTGTAGCGATCCTGCCCTGACTGATCCTGCCATTTGCGTGTCCGCAGCGAACCCTCAATATAAACCTTGGAGCCTTTGCGCAGATATTCACCGGCGATTTCCGCCAGGCGATTGAAAAATACCACCCGGTGCCACTCGGTGCGCTCTTGTGGCTGCCCGGTTTGCTTGTCTTTCCAACTCTCGGAAGTGGCGACACTGATGTTGGTAACGGCACCGCCACTAGGCATGTATTTTATTTCTGGGTCTTGCCCCAGATTGCCAACGATGATGACCTTGTTGATTCCTTTTGCCATGATTAAGACTCCTTCGATTGCAGGTTAACGCCGTGGCGGTAGAGCAGAGTCGTCAGTTCTCCCAGTGCGGCATCGTTAATGCCTGTCCGTTCGGCCCACTCAGTCAGAGATTCCATCAGTGAGCGTCGTTCCGAGTAGTGTGCATCTGGCGCTGAAAATTCTGGCTCGGGCTCCCATCCGGAAATCGGCTCTGGTATTGGACAATCAGGGAACTTATGACCTATCGCTTGCGGCTCGTGGCATGATTCTCCGGATGGCTCTGGCGTCATATCAGATTGCATTCGCAGAACCTCAATACGCTGGGCTTCTAGCTCAGCTTTCTGGCGTTCGATATCGGCTTTTTGTTCTGCAATCTTCGCGGCTTCAACTTCTTGAGCAATGGTTCTGTCGAACATTTCGTTGAGCGAATACAAGGCCGAGGATTTTGCCTTAGCTGCAGCCTCATAAAATTCTGAAAAGCCGTCGATAACCGTTCGCTCTAATTCAGTGATCAGCTCTGCGATTACAACAGAGCTCTGGCCTACGGCCGTTTGAGGGTAGGCGTTGATTGATTCTATACGCATCTTGATGCGCGCAATCCGCTCCTCTTCTGCCCGGTTTTTGGCTTCGTCCACTTCGTTTTTTGCGTCCTTCAGCGGGGTCTCAATGGACAGCAAGGATGTAGTGATTCGTTTTGCCTCCTCATCCACTTTTTTCCCGTAGGCTAGGGCGTCGGCTTTCAGCTCTTTGCGGCGTTTTTCTACGCCAGTTCGCAGTGGCGTAAGCTCTTTCAGAGCGATCTTAATCGCGTCATATCCGTCTTTTGTTGTTGCATCCGGAACATCTTTATAACGAGCTGCCAGATCTGCTAGGGCGGCATCGGTCACGGAGTACTCAATAGGGAATGATTTAATTGTGCTCATTACTTAACCTCCTGCGGTTTGTTGCCGATCTTATTTTTTTGCGCTTCAAATGCGGTAAAAAATGGCTGGAAGGCTTCATTTTCATCTAGCCCGAGAACTCTGGACTTGGATTGCACAGAGGCCCAGTGCCTGTTATATACTCGCTCTAGTGCCACCATGTTGGGTATTAGCGCGTAGCATTCGCGCTCTTTCATGATCCAATCCCTAAACTCGGAGACTTTCTTCTCGTATGTATCGTTGCGCTTATCGGATTTTTCGATTTCATATTCTGTTCTGGTGGCTTCGACGTAATTTGGATCATCGAATTGACCCGAAAAGACATCAGCGCTGAATCCCAGCATCGACAGCGCTTTTTTAAGCGCGTCACTCAGAGATTTTTTAGGAGCCTCAGTGTCCTCGCTGACGCCGTACTTGCTCCGGTAAAGATAGGGCGTGTGCCCGTATGAAAGAACTTCTCCACGGGAGCCCTCGTACGTGTACCAGAGCTTTATCAAAATCGTGTGGGTAACGCTCTTGCAAATTTCGACGGAGTCATCACCGTTTTTCTGAAAAATTGGAGCGCCTTGGTCGAACCTATCCTCAATGATTTCGTATCCCCACCCAATGCCGCATGGGCCCCAGACTTCCGTTGCTTTTTTGATCGGCCACAATGTTGTGATCGACGTGATTTTTTGACCGTTCACCGTCGCTGACTTTGTGAACGCTGGATCTGTCTTTTCGACCTGACTCCAGATTCTCAAGTTGTCATTCATAGCTGCACCTTTTTTAGCTTTCCCGTCAGCTCAGTAACGCACTCCTGAGCCTGTTCTATGTACGCCTCTGCCGATATTCCCGAATACTCATCGTTGACCCGATTACAGAATTCTGAAAATGGGCCAAAGAAGCATCCGGCGCTGACCTGAAAATCGCCTTTCAGGAAAATTACAAAAATGGTGCGGTTATTCCGCCCGCATTTTTCCCTGTACGCAGTGATGTCTTTGAATTGAGTTTCTGGATCAATAACCAGTTTGCCCACGC